AGTATGCCTCTTTTAATAATAGTCGTAGCTTACACTTTTTCCTTGCTACTTTCCCCGTCGTTTGCATATGGATTACCAGTATGGGAATCTCCACTATGGCTTTTAATCTCAACGGCTTTAACTTTAACCAGTCAGTCGTCGATGCCAGTGGAAGAACAGTCCCTACATGGGCTGATGTCCTCAACCGTGCCGATTTAGGTATGGAAGTAATGCACGAAAGAAACGCACATAATTTCCCGCTTGATCTAGCGGCTAAAGAGATCGCACCAATCGCCTAACGATACGTCCGTTCATCCCTATGGGACGCATGACGACCTAAGCATGGAACGGGGCTTAGGTACTTGGAGATTAATCCTATGACCATCAAAGTCACTTACAAGTATCGCGGCATAGCTTACACAAAATCAAAAACTATTTAATTAAAATGAAAACAATTGCACTTGCTCTCGCAGCCACCACTTTAGCGTCTGCACCTGCATCCGCTGGAGTATATGTCAACACAGAATTGAACCAAGGTTATGAAGGTTCTGACTATTTCGGTAGAGCTATAGACTTCCACGTTGGTTACGAGGGAGGTACAGATAAAGTTGCCTACTATGTACAAGGTGGTCCAACAGTATTAGCTACTGATGGTATTGACGGTACTGAGACAGAGATCTCTGGTAAGATCGGAACTAACATTAAGGCAACCGACAAGGTAGCTTTCTATGGTGAGTTTTCTGGTATTACAGCTGGCGACTTCGATAATGTTTACAACGTGAAAGCTGGAGCTAAGTATAGTTTCTAATGTCACAACAAAGCGACAAGGCTAGGGCGTCAGTCACTTCACTGACTCCCGAACCTGAACTTAAAGAAGAGAAGAAAGAGACTTTTGATGAGGACATCTCATTAGAAGAAGCTCTTTCTACCCTTTGAAGTTCAATGAATTATGGCTAGTAGTATTCTTTGCTCTAGCCTTCTTCATACATATAGAAGTTCTTCATGTGAACTTCCATAGCAGAGAGGCACCTCAGTGTCGGACCTCTCTGTAATTTGGCTTTTAGCCCCGTACGCGGGATACCTATTAGCCGTCTAGACGGTGGGATAGACCACAAAACTTCGAATTTAAATTGTGCACGATGATGATTTATACCTTCAAACATTTTAAAAGATAGATAAATGGCTCAACAGTCAACCGCACATCAGGCTAGTGTAACTAAGCCAGGTGCTAATAATGGAGGTGCCGATAGACGCGCCCTCTATTTAAAACTCTTTTCGGGTAATTAACTTGCTCCCTTAAGAAGTAATTCTTATTGAATAATCGGATGAATTGCTGGAAACCTAAGTCGTAAGATATGGCAATCAGCAGCCAAGCCTGTCACGCTTGACAGGAAGGTTCAGAGACTACATGGTGTTCTAAGCGTAGAACGTAATACATGAACAGCGTCCGACTACTAAATAGTAGAAGATATAGTCCATGCCTTATTGAAAGATAGGGAAGAACATGGAGATGTTCAAAGGCTTCCAGCATAATGCTATAGCCAGAGATCTTGTCATGAAGAGAACTCTTAAAAATGGTAAGAGTTTACAGTTCATATATACAGGTCGCACCAAGGCGGAATTTCATACGCCTGGGAACAGTATACTAGGAAACTCAGACGGCGCACCACCAGTAGCTGAGAAGACTATTACAGTAGACGATCTACTTATTAGTTCAGCTTTCCTTTACGAATTGGATGAGACATTGGCTCATTATGATTTGAGATCTGAGATATCCAGAAAGATTGGATACGCTCTTGCTCAAAAGTATGACCGCCTAGTGTTCCGTTCAATCATTCGTGGAGCTAGAGCTGCATCACCTATCACTAAGTCTAGTTTCGTAGAACCAGGTGGTACACAAATCCGTGTTGGTACAAACAACCAAGCATCTGATGCTTATGTACCTGCATCCTTAATATCAGCCTTCTATGATGCCGCTGCTGCTATGGATGAGAAGGGTGTATCTACTGATGGACGTTTCGGTATTCTTAACCCACGTCAGTACTACGAACTAATCCAACAGGTTGGTGATAATGGTCTAGTTAACAGAGACTCACAAGGTACATCCAGACAGTCTGGTAATGGAATTGTAGAGATCGCTGGTATCAAGATCTACAAGTCAATGAACATTCCATTCTTCGGTTCTTACGGAACTAAGTATGGTTCAGCTTCAGCGACAAACCCAGGTGTTACCTCACCAGGTAACGTCGGTACATTCGTTAGTGAGGCAGTAGAAGATGCTGCTAACGACGTAACTGGAATCAACAACGAGTACGGTGAAGAAACAGAATTCGCTAACTCTTGTGGCATCATCGGACAGAGAGAATCTGCTGGTGTTGTCGAAGCAATTGGTCCTCAAGTACAAGTAACTAAGGGTGACGTATCCGTGATTTATCAGGGTGACGTAATTCTTGGACGCCTAGCTTGTGGTGCTGATTACGTGAATCCAGCCGCATGTGTTGAACTTATTGCAGGTGCTGCAACAGGTTCATCAGGTAACGCTGCATTCTAACTACAAAGGGGAGTCTATATGGCTCCCTTTTTTTTATTCATAAATATTTATACCTATGGCTTTCCCTACCACTAATGCTGCTACAGAATTACCCGCTATAAATCAAATCCTAATGGCTTGTGGTCAGGCTCCTGTCACCACTTTGGATGAAACCAACCCAGACGTTGCGATTGCTTATCAAACACTTTTAGAAGTTAGTAGAGAAGTTCAAAGTGAAGGATGGACCTTTAACAAGGAAGCGCATTATGAGATGACACCAGATACTAATAATGAGATTCTCATACCAAACAACATATTACAAATAGACCTTACACATAACGGTTCTATAGGTGATAAGAACACAATAAGAAGAAACGGCAAACTATACGACAAACAGAACCATACATATGAATGGACAGATGGAGCTGTTGAATGCGATATCGTTTGGTTCTTTGATTGGGTAGATCTACCACGTCCAATACAAGATTTTATAACAGCTAGAGCATCCACCATTACCTCTAGTCGAATAGTAGGAGATCAAGCTCAATACCAAATGCTTCAACAGAAGGAAGGATATATGAGAGCTATGGCTCTTGAGTACGAAACAAACCAAGGTGATTATTCATTCTTTGGACAACCTGATGGAGCCAACCCATACATCAGTTATCAACCATATAAAGCACTTAGCAGATAATGGCAGCTATTACACAAACAGTAGATAACTTCCTTGGTGGAGTATCTAAATTATCAGATGATAAAAAACTACCAGGACAGGTAACAGAGTGTTTTAATGGTTATCCAGATATAACGATTGGACTAACTAAACGACCTGGTTTTAAGTTTATTGAAAAGTTAAAAGATGCTAGTGGTAATGCATACACTGGTACTTCTTTAGATGGAGCCAAGTGGTTCTTTATTAATAGAGACAGTGATACAGAGGTCTACATAGGTTGTATAACACCTAAACCTACTGGTTCTTTTGGAGTTATAAATATATGGAATGCTGGCACAGGTGTTAGATGTACTGTTAATGGTGTAGAACATACAGCTACTTTAAGTATTCTTGGTGGTACTAGTAATGGTAATTCTGGAGTTACTAACCAAACAAATGTAGCTGTAACTACTGATGGAATTGGTTCTGGTATGACTGTCAATGTTACTGCTAGTAGTAGTGTTGCAACAGCACTAGCAATCCATACACACGGTACTGGATATAAGGATGGTGATAAGATAACTATCGCTAAAGATACTTGGGCTGCAGGTTCACCTCAATTCGATATAAATGCAACCATTAGTAATTATAAAGTACCTGACTACTTAACAGGTAATCGTTCTAACTACGATGTACTAACGGTACAAGATACAACAATAATTACTAACAATTTAAAAACAGTAACAGCTGAAGCTACTCCTACCATCCCACCACAAGTAACTCGTGCAACATATTTAATAGATACTAAACCTGTCTATAACAACAGATTAGATAAAGTAGTAACAAATAATAGTTCTGAAAGCCAATGGAAGTTTACTTTCTATAAAGATGATGGTACAACCGTAGTTATTAATCTAAACATTGATGGTGTTGATAGTCAAAGTGGTCAAAGCTATACCGAAGGAAGTGCTAACTGGTTGATGGCTAAGATTGGCTATCATATACAGGCACAGGTCAATAATCATGGATTAGATGGATTTGCGTGGTCAATAGTTAATGGTGCATTACAGATTGATCGTACTGGTGATATTAGTGGACAAACTAGAAGAAAATACTTTGCACTAAAAATAGAGAATGGACCAATTAATACAACAGTAGGTGGTCTACAAGTATTAGCTACAGGTGCTGATTCTAGTTCTCAAATTGTCAGTCAATATCAAGAGAATGCTTTAACAGCTGCCACCTTACCAGCTTCAGCTTTTCATAATCATTATGCCTTAGTCAGTAATACAGCTACTTTAGATGAAGATGACTTTTGGGTACGATTCGTAGCTGATGATGAAGAAAGTGGAGATGGTTATTGGAAGGAAGACTTAAATCCTGAAGTGATTAAAGGTATACAAGACCACACATTGCCTCATGAATTAATTAATACAGCTACTAATGTATTCACTTTTAGACCAGTAGCGTATACAAAACGATTAGTTGGTGATGATATAACTAATCCAATGCCTAGTTTTGTAGATAAGAAGATTGAAAAGACTTTCTATCATAACAACAGATTAGGTTTTATTAGTGGAGATAGTATTGTCTTTAGTCAAGCTGGAGAACCATTTAATTTCTTTCATATAACAGCTAGAACATTATCTGATGCTGATCCGATTGACTTATTAGCACAGACAATTAGACCTACTTCACTAAAGAATATATTACCTGTACCACAGGGATTAATGTTGTTTGCTAAGAACCAACAGTTCCTTGTTCTTGGTAGTGAAGATGGTATTATGACACCTTCATTAACTTCAATAAAACCAATATCTAATTATGAATTAAATACAGAAATAAACCCAGTTGACTCTGGATCTTATTTTAACTTCATTTCTAAAACACCTGGTAGATCTCGTGTGTTCTCAATGGTAACTGTTGATAGTAATAGAGCACCAAAAGCTTTAGATATATCAACTGGTATTAGTGATTGGATACCTACAACAATAGATCATTTAATCTCAAGTGCTCAGTCACAGATGTTGATGTTATCTAGTCAGTCAAGTAAAGACGTATATGTTTTCAGAACGTTTAACAACGGAGAGAAAAGCATAATGAATGCTTGGGTGAAGTGGCAATTACCAGGAACTGTTCAGGATTTAGTATTTGATAATGATGATGTTTATGCAGTAACTAAACAAGGAAGTAACTATACCTTGTCTATTGCAAACCTAAGTCAGAGTCCAGAGCAAGCAATCATTGTCAATAACAATGGAGAGAAGGTTAATCCATGTATGGATCTATATAAAGCAGCTAGTTCAGTAGTTTGGGATTCAGCCAATAACAGATCTAAATGCTATCTACCTTATGCAGATGAATCATCATTAACACCTATCATTGTTATAGCTGGAGACACGTCTGGAGGGACGTTTGCTGACTCTGGATTCACCATTTCACCTGCAAGAGGATCAGATGGTACCGGACCCTTTTTCAGCGTGCCTGGAAGGGATTTAACCAGTATCGCAAGTAATGTAATAGTTGGATATAAGTATAACTTTGATGTACATCTACCTCGTACATATGCACGTATAAATGATAAGTCAGATTACACAGCAAGATTAAATATAGCTCGTATGAAGTTTGCTGTTGGACTATCTGGAATTATGGGATTCAAGCTAAAGAGTAGAGGTAGAGATGAGTGGTATAACTTAACTCCAGTTACTGAAGCAAATAGCTACTTAGCTAACGATATTCCATTAAACGAACAATCAGTCTTTACTTTACCTATCCATCAAAGAACTGAAAACATAGAAGTGAGACTATTTAATGACTCACCATTTCCCGTCTCTCTCAACTCGATGATGTGGGAAGGAAACTACTCACCGAGATTTTATAGGAGGACTTAGATATGGCAATAGATCCAGTAACAGGCGCAGTAATAGCTAGTACTGCGGTTAATTTCTTAGGCGGTCTATTTGGACGTAGATCAGCCAGCAAACAAAAGAAAGCTGAAGAGGCTTGGCTTAAAAAGAAACATGAGGAATATGATTATCCTTCATGGATAATGCAAGGCAAAAAGCTTCATTCTGATTGGAAGCATAAGCAAGCTGGTATAGAAATTGCTAGGCAGAATGAGGATTTATTACATGGTTATAAAACTCAGAATGCACAGAATCAATACAATCAAGCTCTAGCAATACACCAGTTTCAACAAGATAAATTAGATGCACAATATGATAAGTCTGAAGAATTATTTAATAAGTCTTTAGGCTTAAATGAAAGATCAGCTGATGCAGCTAAATCTGATATAGACAGGAAGTGGCAAGAGACAGTACAAGAATTTACATATGAAGATGAGAATCTAATTATCCAAAATGTGCTAGAGGCTGGACAACAGCGAGCAAGAGGTCGAGCTGGCGTGACTGCACAGAAGACACAACAAGCACGTCTAATGGAATTAGGTACAGATCAAGCTATAAACCTACAATCTTTAATGAGTGCTGGTTTACAGAAAGATGCTGATCTAAGAGATATTCAATATCAGAAAGATGCTGCAGATATGCAAGCTGACGCTAGAAGAATGCTTAAGCCAACTAGAGCACCTGGTCCAGTTAAACCATTAATTGCACCTAAAGGTATATTCCAAGATCTCAGAACATTAGAAGACTTTGACTACGGTATGGCTCCATTACGAGGAGTAGCTCAAACTCAAGTACCAAGTTGGGGAAGTGTATTAGCTAATGCAGCTGGTGCAGGGTTGTCAGCATACGCAACGTATTCAACTGGTAAGAGTGGGTTTGATGCTCCTAATACACCAAGAGATGCAGGGTATCCAAATTACTAAATACAAACATGTCAAAACAAAGAGCCAAGTTCCGTGGGTACGCCCAAGGTAAAGGTTATCAGAATTTTGATCCAGGCTATGCAGGGCTGTCACGGCAGCAAGAAAGAGATTCTCGTGAGATTTCTGATCTAAAAGAAAACTTACGAGACGTCAAAGCTAGGGATTCAAAACAAGAAACCGCAATAGATAGAGCTAATACCATCACTGCTCAAAGTCGTGATGCTGCTTATAGTTTTGTAGAGGATAAAACTTATGCAATTAAGCAAGATTCTCTAGCAAAGAACAAAGCAACAGAAGAACAAAACTTTAGAGCAGAACAAGCACAGATACAACAAGAACATAAGAACCTTATGAGTCTTGTGAACTTCAGTGAGACGCTTGTTAAGAGCGTAGTTGAAGTTAAGAATAAGAACTGGGATGCTACAGCTGAGGCAGCATATAACTACTACATGAATAATGGTGGTCTACCAATAGATCGCCTACAAGCAACAGATGCTCAAGAAGATGCTGGATA